AGAAATAATAGAATATAATTTACTTGCTTTGTAAGCGTTTGGTGTAAGTATTAAACTAGCTTTATCTAATAAACTCATTATATATTGTTTAAGTTAGTTAAAATAGTATTTAAACATAATTCAGCTTCAAAAACACCTGAATCATCTGATACTCTTGTTTTAAAATTATTTGTTAAAATAACTGCTATTGAACCTAATATATCAGTTTCTCCTGCCCAACTATTAGCGTAAACAGAACCCCATCCAATAAGGTTATTAATAGCACCTTGACCCCAACCTATTAAATTATTTACTGCACCTTGTCCCCAACCTATTGAATTAGCCATTATTTGTCTTTATTTAATTTGTTTAAAAATATCTCTAACTTTTGCACGTTAGTTTCTTTTGGCTTGTATGTTTCTTTTTTATTCATTTTTTTTGATAATGTAACAAACCATTTTTTACTGCGTGTAAATGATTTTCATAATTTGTAACCCATTCCAAATTTTCAAGTCTATTATCTGTTTTTATACAATTAATATGATTAACTTGCTTTTTGTTTTCTATATTTTCTATAAAAGCTCTTGCAACTAATTGATGTACTAAATGATTTTTTTTAATTCCATCAATATTTAAAGTGCATCTACAATATCCTTTAGGTGTTATCCAAAAAGGAATTAATTTTCCTTTATAAGTATAAAGAGCTTTTTGTGTAGGAATAAAAGGATTTGTCCTTTCTATTTCCCTTGTAACACTTCTTACTCTGCCTAAATTACTTACTTCATAATAGCCATTGTATCCACTTATTGGCTTCCAAATTTCTGTTTGCATACGCTTTTTTATTTATGTTAAATTATTAATGTTAATAGAATTGCTAAATTTAAAACCCATCCTACGAAGTTGCTATCTTTATCGGGATAAACATCTGCATTTGAATTTAAATAATATTCAGGAAATAAAGTTTGATTAAAACTCATATAATCAATAAACCTATTTGTATAAGATTGTGCTACATCTCTTTCTTTTTCAATTAAAAAATCTATTTCATTCTTTTCTACTGTAGTACTATTTTCTGAATTATGTTTAAATACTCCTTTATTTGATACTTTATAAGCTGCATAAGGTAAAAACTCCACCATTGCCCAATGTATTACCATAGGCTTAATATATTTGCTTAAAAGCGTTGTATAAGGACTTGCTAAATTACCTGCTACAATACCATCGTTTATTTTGTCGTATAGTTTAGTTCCTAAATAGTTTTGTATGTGTAATTGTTGTGCCTGAAATATATATTGTGTGTATATATCAGGGTCTAAATTACCATTTAAATTAGTAAATTTAACTATATCGTTTGTGCTTATGAATAATCCTTGTGCCATATTTATTATCCTTTATAATTTGGGTGATGTCCATTGTTAGGCATATCTTTTGGTGCTATTTGTGCTTCATTCCATCCACTTGGATTTGGATTGTAACCATCAATAGATTTTACTTCTTCACTTGAAGATAAAGATTTATCTACATAAGGAGTTCCATCTGTTTTTGTTTTTAATCTATATAAGTTTTCATTCCAAACGTGTCCACAATTAACTCCACCTTTATATTTAAATAATGAATAGTTTTGTCCATTATGTCCTAATTCAATATTCACACCTTGAAAACTTGCTTGGTCTATATCTTCTTTACGATATACTACACCATTTGCAGTTCTTTGCATCATTCTTTTGCAGAAATCTCTTGATTTAGTGCTTGAATATTTTTGTGCATATTCATAACGAACTTTATATGTTTTTTTATCTAAACTGCTACTTGCATTTGGATTTGATTTTATAAAACCTGAAAGTTGTTGAAATAAATTTTCTTTATTTTTTATTTTAGAATTTGCCCAATCTTCAATAGAAATATTTGAATCTGAATATTCTCTTTTATCTACTAATTCCCATTCATCATTTATATTTTCTCCTTCTAATAATTCAAGTATTTTATCTCCATCTTCATCAGAAAAATCTTTATCAGTAGAACAACAAACTTTAGACATTTTAATTCCTGTTTCTTCTTCTTTAGTTTCTGAATCTAAACCTGATGTATCTACAAACTCTAAAGGCTGTATTGTTTTAAAGTATAGTTTTAAAGATATATTATTAATAGCTAAAATAGTGTCTAATGCTTCAATAATTTCTAACTGATAAGGTTTTATAACTATATTATCAAATAATAGCGTAGCAGTCTTTATTTCATCTGCATTGTTACCTAATCCACCATCTCCTGTTCTAATTCCTAATAACATAGGACTTGTAACTCTATGCCCTACTATTAACTTTTCAAAACATTCTCTACTTAAATATTCATAGTGTGCAGGAGCATCATTTAAAGGTAAATCTTCTACAGTTGTTTTAGATTCTGCATTTGCATTAAAAGCTACAATTACTTTTTCACCTCTTGCACCTGTTAGTTTTCCAAGTACATCACGTTTCATTTTATCCCTCATTTCTTCAGAAGGAATACCATTATTGAAATTGATTACTTTTGTTCCTGAAAATCCGTTTTGACAATCATTAATTTGATAATCAGCAATATTTTCTTCCAATAAAGCATAAGGTAGTGAACCACTATAATCAATTGGTGCATAATAATCAAATCCACTTACATAAGGTTTTATAACATATATTTCTACTTCATTACCATTTCCGAATCCAAATGCAGGAATACGTTTAGCTTCTTCTGATGGCTTCTTTTTAGTCCAATCAGGATGATAATACCAAGCCTCAATTTGTCCTTTATCATTACATTTACCTGCTCTTAATGTTTGCATTGGAAAATGAAGAACCTGTTTAACTTGTTTCTTCTCCATTACAACCTGCATTGCAGCCATTCCTAATAACTTTCTTTCTAAAGCTACTTTCTTAATATCTGAATCTTTAACAATAGATTTAAATTGTGCATATTCATTTGGCTTTCTATTAGAATCTAAAGCATCTAATCCTTTACCATAAATCATATTAGCTACACCGGTAATAATTGCACCATTTGTAGCACTATAAAGGTATCTATCTATTAAATATTGAAAGTAATTATTATCACTTCCATATTCTATATAACTATCTTTTTTGTTTTCTTGAATTTGAGGACTTGTATAAGCACTTAAATTAACTATTGATATATCACTCATAAATTACAAATTCGTTGTTTGTGGTGTTTGCCACATATTGATTTTGATTAACTGTATATGTACTTGTTTCTTGATTTGTGCAAAAAACTTTATCTTTATAAACTATATTATTTCCGTTTTTAATTGTAAGATTGTAAAATGTATTTTCTTTTAAATCAAAAATAGTTGTTGTTGTTAAATAATAATCTGATAAAAAGAATTCAGCAGCTATAGTTGTTTCTACACCTGTTGTTTCATTTCTTAAAACAATAGTAGTAGCTTTTAATTCTCTTGGAATAAAGCTAAAAGTTTGTGCAGTTTCTTGTTCTTTTAAAATTATCATAATATTTTTTTATAATAATAATTTAAATCTAAAATTGTTTTAAAACAAAAAAGGCATACTAATTAAAGTACACCTTTTTTAAAAAAACAAACAAACAAAATGTTATGCTACAGAACCTTCAACTATTGAAGCTAAAACACTTGTAGTTAACGGACCTGTTACGAAATTAGCAGCAACGGGCTCCATACCTTGAAATTCCATTTGATACCCACTCTTATCTGCCATAGCAGCACCTGTAGATATTGTAGCTGTAACTAAATCCATTCCTTTCGTCAAACCTGCCATTAAGAAATTACCATTGTTATCTTCTACAATTATTTGTGGTCTACCATAAGCCAATAATTTAAGTTGCTTGTTATCTGCAATAGATAATTTAGCTAAACTTAAAGTCAATTTTTGGTCAACAAATGTAGTTCCGTTTTCTCTTGAACTTGTTACAGTTTGTTCAAATGTAGAAGTTCCTTTTAATTCATATTTGTAACCTGTAGGTGTACCACCTAAAGCTGTAATAACATCTTCACTTCCTGCTGTTGCAGAATAAGTTACTGTTGTAGCATCACCCCAATTAATGAAGTAAACTGCTCTTAATCCACCGATTGAATTTTTACATTGTTCGGCACGTCCTAATGATATATCGCAAGGCATAATTTTATATTTTTTAAGTTAAAAAAAAGGGCAGGTAATTTTACCTACCCTATATTTAGTATTCTAATTTAGATTATGCAGTTGGTGTGTAAAGTACAATTTCAGAACCTACACCATATTGAACAGCAGCAGTAAATCTCATTACTACTCTAACATTTTGTGAACCATCTATATCAGCTAAATCAATTACTTGAACTTCGTTTTGGTCAGATAACAAACCTGTTCCAAAGTATAAGTTAGATTTTTGAGCAGCAATAGCGTAATCATTTGTCATTCCGTTACAAACAAAGATTTTAACACCATCATATGTAAGTGAACCATTGTTAAACCATTGAGTACCCATTGCATTAGTACCATTAGCACCCAACCCTGATGAACCAAATCCACCCAAAGCACGAACATAATCACGAGCAATAGATTGAGATACATATAGATATAAATCTTCTTTTCCATACAATGCAGCAGGAATAGCATCAACAATTTTACCAAGTTCAGCAATTACATTAGTAGCAGTTACACCACCTGAAGCACCTGCTACATCAATAACAGTAGCATCTGCAGTAGCAAGTGTTATGAATCCATCAAATTCACCTGCATTAGCTGTTACACCTTTCCAAATGTTTTGTTCTGTTTTTTCAGCAACTTTTGCTACAACGTGTGATAATAAGAAATCAGCAAATGATGGAGGCAAAGTGTCAAATGCAGAATATCCCATTTGTACAGCTTCCCAATCAGAACGGAAGTCTTTTTTACAAAGTTGTAAATTTACTTGAAATTCTTCAGGAGTAATTACTCTTTCTGTAAGAGTTACAGTAGAAGTAGCATCAAAATCACAAGTTGCATTTTTTACAATAGCATCTGTAGCGATTCTTTTAATTACTTCTTTAAAAGCAATATTTGGTTTAACTTCAATACCACCATTGGCGATAGTAGAACCTGATAATAATGCAGCAGAAATATATTTCCCTGCAAATTCACCTGCATAGGTGGTCGTGATACTTGTAGTAGTAGGCATAATTTAATTTTTTTTAGTTAAAAAGTTTAGCCATAACTCTATCTTGAGTTGTTAATTGGCGATTAATTGATATTTTGTTTAAATTTACTTGTGGTTTAACTTCAGGTGAATGTGTTAAAGGTTCAACAACTACATCTGAACTTAATTCTTGTTTTGCTAATTTTAATTCAGCAATTTCAGTTCTTAATTTTTCAATTTCAGAAAAGAACATTTCTTTAGAAACTGATTCTACAATTCTTTTAGGAGTTGCTACTGTTTCAGCTTGTGCTTCAACCTCAACTTCTACTTCAGCTTCAGAAGTTTCTACTTCTGCAATAGGTTCTTTAATTTCAGCAATAACACCTTCTACTGCTACAACTAAAATCATCCCATCTTCAAGTTCGTATTCTCCAACCGGTACAGGAATTTTTTCCTCACCATTTACAATAAAAACATTGTTATCCATTTCAAAAGCATCAGCTTCTATAATAGTAACTCCGTCTTTAAGTTTCATTTGAGCAAGTTTAACTTCCATACCCAAAAGCGTTTTAATTTCGTTTAGTACATTCATATTACATTTTTTTTATTATAATTATTCTTATTTAGTTTTGTTATAAATTACGAACTTACATTTGTAATAGTCCTTGCAGTATTTGTATTAACAATAGTAGATGTTTGTTGATTAACAGTAGCACCTATTCCTTGTTCTTGTAATTCTCCATTGCAACATTTTGAATCATAAGTACCATCTTTACACAAGCAACCTCTTTTTCCACCTTTTGGTGAACTTGTTCTATTTCCCATAATTATATTTATTAATTTATTAAACATTATTCTTTTCTTATTTGTTTTAGTTTTCTACTTGCCCATTCTATACCTGCATCACCACCCCAAGCTAACCACATTAATCTTCCACATCCTTCACCTAATGGTCTATCTGAATTTTGCCTTTGTCTTTCAAAACTTGCCATTCTTGAAATAGTATCTTCACTTATTGGTTCACGATTAGCTAATTGATTTGCTCTTGCTTTTCCTACAGGTGTGCCACAACTACCCCATCCGTTTTCTTCTGCATATCTTAAAGCTATTTTTGCATTTTCTGTAGCTTGTTCAGGATAATCTGTATAAGATTCTAAATCAATCTTTTTTTTTTCACCATTTAAAATGATGTCTTTAATTTTTTCGATTAACTCTTGTTCTTTTGCTATTTGTAAACTCATTTCTAATTTGTCAGAAAAATATCCTTCGATTGAAAATCCTTTAACTTTACCTGTTTTTACAAAGTCATTCCATATAGCATCGTTATTAACTTTCATAGATACCATCCAAGTTCCTACAGGTACATTTAAACCATATTTTTTAGATTTATCCATTTCAGTATCTTCTACTATCCAAGATTCTACTACAGATAAATCTTTTAGTTTTTTATCGTGTTCTAATGTTGCGTTATTTTGATTGCTATTCATTAAAAACAATTCACTTGCTTTTCTTACTGTATCATCTGAAAAGAAAATGTAATATTCATCTTCACCATTTTTACGATAAATATTTTTGTTTGGTATTAATGCAGCACCCATTAAAATCTTCTTTTCATCATCAACTTTAGCAAGTTCTAAATGCTCACTTAAGGCTACGAAATTAGATTCTATTGCAGGAAATTCTACTATTGAAACTGCTTCTATTCCATTTAACTTTTCAGATTCATCGATTATAAGTTCAACTATTCTCATATTTTTATTTTTTATTATAATTAATTAATTTTTATTTTGTTTATCCTATACTTGCAGATTGAACTATATTCCTATCTAAACTTTGTTGCGTTGTAACATCGTTTGC